ACTCCGTCAAGCTCAACATCCCTGATGGATATGGTGTTGATGCGATTGCCGATCCAGCGGTGCACCCGGATCGGCATAACAAACGGCAGCGGAAAAGTGATCTCAGCACGGTAGCTTACAAAGGTTAGCGCGTCGGAATGCGTGGGCTGACAGTCTCTTGTAGATCCAAATTCTAGGGCTGGCACTTCAAGCCGAGTCTCGCCATCCACCTCCAGCCGTGCGATGAGTCGAGCTTGTGTCGTTGTCAGCGGTACGGACTCACGGACATCGCCGCGCACTATTGGATCGGTAGTGTGAAAAATCTGAGGCGATCGCAGTCTAATGATCGTCCATCGCTGCACACCGCCCCGCTCTGCATCTGTTACCCGATCGGAAATCTCCTGTGCTTGTAAGTGGTAATTTCTCAACCGCTCGGTCAATCCGTCGAAGTCCATCACTCCCCCTTTGTTGATTGCAGCTCTTGAGGTAGCTGGCTCATGTCCGTGCCGTGGTCAAATCCGATTGCGTGACCACTGATATCCAGGCGATCGCAGACCAGGGTAAATTCATACTTGGCAAACCCTTCCGACTCTTCCTCTATGTAGAACTTTCCTTGCTCATTGATTTTGAGTATCTCGATATTGATCAGCGTTGCTTGACCACCTTCAATTATTATCTTTGTCACTCCGATCAGTTTTTTGCCGTCGATTGTGATGGAGGATGAGTTATTGGTGTTTAGCTTCGAGCTGGCGATCGCAATATTCATCAGTCAAAAGTCCTTATCGAGTGGCTTGGTTCGGGGGGTGCCTGATCTAGTTCAAGCTCCGCGATCGCCAGTTCCAGATCCCTCAGTCCCTGGATTGCATAGGAGAGGGTTAGCGCCGCGTCTGTGTGTGGGCAGTGAATCAGCTTCATTTGCAAAGAAGCTACTATCTCTCTCTGGCGATCGCGCAATTCTGGCAAGTCGTTCACAGCAATACCCCATCATAGGAAATTAGATCAATTGACACTTCTTTTTCTGGCAAGCAAGAGTGTACTTGCCGCTCAGCGATCGCGATGACATATGCACTGAACGAGCGATCGCCATCAGCAAACTCCAGCTTGTGCATACCGAAAAATGCGGCGCGTAGAACATCGTAGGCAGGCTGATTGAATTCAAGCAAAAGCTTGGCGGCGATCGCTGGAGGATCGGCGACTGTTTGGACATAGGATGACCGATCTTTTACGTTGACCTCAAACCCTTCAATCTGCATTACGACGCCTCAGCAAAAGTCGTGATGTCTGGAATTCTAACTGATACCTGCTCTCGGATTTGCTTGTTTTTTGCCAGTGCGACGCCGACGAAACGCGCATTGATAAACGCCAGTTCGATCGTCTCCTGAGCCGAGTTGACTTGCTCAGATTCACCCTCAGCGGGTGCGTACTGCGTGAGGTAAATCTGCCAGGTCAGACGCCGATTGACACCGTCAAGCAATGCCGTTGGTTCGCGGGATGGTGCCTTGAGGATCGTCACTTCCAACCCCGTAACAGTCCGGTCGGTGGGGAGTGGCTCCCCCGTTGAGCGAATGGCGATCGCTGGCGTCAGGTTATCGCCCTTAAGAGTGTAGGTGCCGAGCTGATCACTTAGCAAGTCGAGTAGCTTGTCACGCAATTCGGTCACGTTCATCTGATTTGTTTCCTCAACTGCGATCGCCAGTACTCTCCTAATGGTAGTTCCGCGATCGCTGTTTCGTTTGCAGGACGACCGGGGTAAACGTCTTGGGCATCAACCAAGCCAGTGAAGACGACTGAGGCATGATCCGACGACCATTCGATTACAGCTTTATTGCCCTCAATCACGACAGGCTGACGACTCTTAACCATTGTCCCCAGGTCAACTGCATCTCTCGGTGAGCCGACCACTTGACCGCTCCGCCGCTTGGTAATTCGGTCTGACCAGTCCCATTTTGGCGATCGCAGTTCCTTATCGATCTGATCAGAGTAGCCCTGTGCCGTAGATTTGAAGGCTCGATTGATCTGATTGTCCAAGGCTTTGAGTTTTGCCGGATAAAACTTAATCATTGCATGGCTCCGAGTCGGATGAATCAGGGCAAATCAGGTGTAGGTAGCCAGCGATCGCACCTGAGCGCAGGGCGAAGCAAACGTTTTTGAATCGGGACTTAATAGGGCGATCGCAAGCCATGCAACGATTGACGGGCGCTTGATTGCGTCCGTTTAGAATCCAGTCGCCGTGTGATCCAAAATCACTCACCTGTTGCGTACGCCCTCGCGCCTCTCGTTTCTCTCCTGTGCTGACTGAGCAAGCCCCTGATGAAGCTATTGTTCTCGGTGCCGTGCCGAATGCGATCGCACGGTATTCCCGCACGATCCAGTACTACTTGTTTCGACAGTCTTGCACCCTCGCTCACCAACTCATTGAATGCAGTGGCGATCGCGTCTTTGACCTCTTGAGATTGACTATAGTAGCCACGTCTGAACAGGCAGGGAAACTGGCTATTAAATTCCTCCAGCATCGCCCTGGCTTGCTTGGGATAGCCAGCATCAGAGAACAAATAGCCAGAGGATAATCCTGCCTTTTGCAGTACTGTCATTGCAGGAAGATAGCGATCGCCCCTCTCCATTTTGAGCGCTTCAAATGCTGCAACGAAATTCTCAAAGCATTGCCGCCAGTATGCCGAACGGTCAGGAGTTTTACGGGCGATCGCCTCATTCTTGACCCTTGGCTTAGCCTGTTTGATCGGTGCCACTTCGGTCTGCTGAAGTGCCTGAATAGTTTTTGGTGAGTGCCCGTAACTGGGCAAGCGTTGCTTTGACCACTGCGATCGCCGTTCTTGCACTTGTTGTAGATGACGGCGATCGCTCTCTGCCTTTGACTCTAAAAACGGAATATTGCCCATGCTGCTGTTCTCGCATTTTGCAAATCTGTCCTTATTGTCTACGATGTCTGAACTGACGCAAATACCCTATGATATTTATCAGGTGCTAGAGATCGCCTCGGTGCTGTTCTCTCTAGTGCCCACCCCTGATATGCAGAATATCGACCTTCCTTACCCTCCGAGATGTGACGGAGGGTTATTTTTTGGCTTGAAACCAACCCTCGATCGCCGTTCCAGTTTCGGGCACTAATATCTCCCCAATGCCACCTGAGCCAAATTTCGGGTTAATCGAATCCAGATAGAAAAACCCTTTGTCACCACTCAGATCCATCTCTGCCCAGTCGCCTCTCTTAACCCCAAGGGGCAGGATCATTGGGCTGACGCAATAGCCCTCGTAGTAGGTCGCAGACTCGTCAATCGAATCGTTGCGAACAATCGTCTTTTGCTTGCCTAAATTACGCTTGAGAAATGCCCTGACTCGCCTGGGGCTAGTTGCTGAAATTACGTTGCCCAGGTCATCTTCTGTCGTGTCGGAGCTGGGCACGTCGAAGATCAAAGTTGCATTATCAGCGATGCCTAAGAATGGACTACTAACCACTGATATCCTCCCTGATCTGTGCGATCGCCAGTTGAAACCATGCCTGCAACTCCGGCGTAAAAAACTGCTGAGAGACGGCAAAGATCCAGCGTGAGTCTTCCTCCGAACTGTCGCCACGAGCGATCGCCCGGATCACATCAGTCAACAGGTCAATGCTTTTTCGATGGACTGCGATCGCCATCAACAGGGCTAACGACCCTGCATTAATTCCAATATCCAAATCAGCTTCGAGCAAGGTAGGCACTGCCAACACCCCCCGAACCGGATGGAATTTGAACATGAAGAATTGCGGACAGTTCAGCAATATATTCCTGCTTGAGTTCATCAATGCCGATGCCCCTCTGGGATGATTCCCACTCCAAGACATCCGCCTTGACTAATGCTCGATTGTCGGAGCGGTTGAATGTTTCGCGATCGCTCCGGTTGGTGTCCAGCCTGTCTAGGATGTCCTGAGCAGTGGCGATCGCTTCTGGCAGGTCAACCTCTACCCTCGCCATTGATGATCGGAGGATATCCAGATAGGCTTTTTCGGCTGGCACTTGAAGCGCTCTCCGAATTCGTTCCAGGTCACTTGGGACAGATGTTGTGTTCCAGGGCATATAAGTAGGCGATCGCTTTCCTTAAATATGGCATTTATTTTTGATTGGCGATCGCCTTTATGTCTTATACAGATCCTCGCCAGGTTGCACCTACTCTTGCCGTCGCCCCTTCCTCTCCACCCCTCGGAGGGTAGCTAAATGTAGTTGCCTCGCCTGCTTCCAGGCTTGTGTCATCGACATAAAATGATCCGGAATCAATTAGACTGCCAGAAGCATCCATGATTTCATACTGGATTTGTACGTCTGTCACGGATTCTCCCGTGTTATTTACCACTCGCCCGGTGAGCCAGCCATCCGAATCGAAGCGCCAGTCATAGACCGTAACTTCGGCGATCGGTGCAGGTGGAGTATCTTGGGCTGTGCTGACACTGCCAACACTTCTAATCGCCCCTTCCCAATTCAAGCTAGATTCTTGAGCCGCTGCTTCTCCTGTCGAAATCGGCATCCCTGCAACACATCCAGGAAATTGAGCAACCCCTTGCTGATAAGCAAGGATAGGATTGCGAATAGCTAAGTAGTAAGCTCTCTCACTAGTGCTAATGCTTTCCGATCCTGCCAGTGCCAGCGCTAAGCTTTGGGCTTCATTCCACTGCTCAGAACATATTGATTGAAATAGCTGCGATCGCATTTGCTCAATAGGCTCATTTGCCGATGCAGCATTGCACATTAAAGGCGTGGCAGTAGCAGCGGCAAGAATACCCAAAATTAAATTCTTCATGATTTCACCTGCGTGGGCTGAATGAATAGCGACTGTTTTCTAGGTTCGCTCAACAGGGGACGGGCACGACTTTTTCTTCCTTATCATATTGCCCAGAAAACAAATTTGACCCCCAGAACAAATCTGTTCTGGGGGTCTTTAAACAAGCGATCGCCTTTGGTCAAAGATCAGACTTCCTGGCAGACCTCCTTTAGGTATTTGCCGCTGACGGTAGACAGCGGATCTTCATCAACCGTCAGAGCAGCTTTGATGCTTTTGCCGTAGCAATCATCAATCACATACTCCCATCCATAATCTGACCAGCCGCTACGAAGGGCAGTGAGAGGGGAGGTGTACTGAAGTCCCACAATCGTGACAACGCGATCGCCGTACATTGCTTGCTGGAACAACCCAAATCTTGGCTGGGGAACATCGGCGGGGATTGAACCAATTAAGTTTGTCATTAGTTCAAACTCTCCATTACGCTTTGGATTGCATTGTCGAGAAGGACGATTTCAGATTGGTGATAAACGTTAACCATGCATTCCGTTCCGCCGATCATCACCCGCTCTTTAAGCGGAGGAATGCCGTAGCGCTCTTTATACAGCTTTGCAGCGCGTTGACCAATCACAATCAGCTCTCGGTTATTTGGGCGATAACCCATGGCTGACGCACGGTTTGAAATGGTCAGGCGAGGTGTGTGATAAGCAGGCATCCGCACCGCTGGCAGAGGGACACCACCCGAAGGGGGCAGTTGTTGTTGTACAGGTTTTGTCACCCCTTCGATCAATTCGCTCAGCAGCTTTGCTTTCAAAATCTCACGCTGATCTTGGTCAAAACCACCCAGGTATTCGCCAAGGGCGATCGCTTCTCTCAAAAACGCCAACCGAGGATCTCCAGAAATCAAACCAGGAATGGCGATCGGTTCTAGGGGTTTGGGTTGCTCTGGTTCGGGGGGTGGTGCGGTCGGGGCGATCGGTTCTTCTGCTTTGTCGAGTAAACTGGTTCGGACTTGTTCAGCAACCAGGGAATCTTGCAGTAGCATCCCCAGTCGAAGCGAGGCGCGGGGAGTCCAGATGCTTAGATTAGTGACGTTGTTGGCAATTACTAGTCTTGCGATCGCCTTACTGTCCTCTTCCTGCAAGGTTTTCAGGTCATCTGGGCAAGAGGCGTTTGACAGCATGTCAGACGCCTCTTGCCCCCATTTCCGCAAGGCTCTCAGCTCATCTCCCTTGATTGTCCGCAAACCATCAGACTCAAGCTCTGCGCGGTGGCGACGAGCCACCTGATGAACAACATTTTCCGTAACTTCGTAGAACTCCGCTATCTGCTCTGTCGTGGCTATACCTTGTTTTTTCCAGGCAAAGAAACACAGAGCTTTGGCTTTGTTCAGTGCTGCGATCGCACTCTCGTCTGGCATTGCCGACAATTGTAAATCACGGGCTGTTTTCGACTCCACGAGAACGGAGTCAGCGATAATAGACATAAGTTGCTCCTCTTAATGGGTGGGCAGTGTGCGGGGCGATCGCTATCTCTGGCTGGAGGGGCGATCGCTTTTGCTTTGAAAAGTCGAAACTTACTGACCCCTGGCATCTAGCCAAGATTCAATAATTTCCCTAGCTAGCTCAGTAGGACGCTTCCCTGCTTCGTTAGCAGCCTCAATAAAAACCTGATAGTGGGACTTGTGTAATCGCAGCCCAACAGTTTTTGGGTGCAAAGAGTCAGGGGACTCTACAAACTTACCTTCCTTGTTCCGTTCGATCACTTCAGTTGTTACATACATGTGCTTCCTCAGAATGTTATCTTGTCATCCACTGTAACCCATTGATTATCCACCGTCAACTATTGACATCCATCGCTAGCAACGGTAGTCTTATAGAAGGTCAAGCAACGACCAGAGCCAACGATCGCAGAAGACTCCAGTTAAGACACTTCACTCCCGGTCGGATCACCTGGCGCTCTGCTTGACCCACCCAACACAAAAGCCGCTCCCCCCGACTGGAAATCTAAGGAACGGCTCTTGCAATCCAACCCTTAATTAAAAGGATTTCTCCCATGGTAACTCAAGAGCAGATCACAGAAGCGATCGCCCGTTACAACCTAAAGCCAACGACACAATTCACAGCAGAGCAATTAGCGATTAAGCACCTCACCTATCAGGGGAACCGCAAGTTTGAGAGATCGGCGTCCAGTTATAAGCCTGGGCGATCGCACTCACACTCAGACGGCAATTCACCCTGGTAGATGCGTGTGGGGGCTAAGCCCCCACTTGAGGCAAATAGATGATTGAAGAGCTTTTATCGCAATGCTCTGTGTTTCGGTTTGTTCTTGATGGTGAGACAGCAGCGGTGATTGATTGTCCATCAATGGCGATCGCTAAGAAGTTAGCGATTAACTACAAAACACTGCTTTCACATCTGCACGCATTCAGAACAATCCGCATCCTCTTGCTGGGCAGAGACTTGTATCCAATACTCAGTAACCCATCATGAAACCTGCTTACATCAGTGACTATAGCGACACCAAGGTAAAACCCGTTCGGTGGATAGTGCAGCTACGATCCACCGTTGATCCTGGATTGTTTCGGTTGGTCGATCTAGTGACAACCAAACCAAGCTTTCAGGATGCGACTGATTTGATTTTCGATCGCCTTGGCTATGAATGGGCGATCGCAGGGTGCCGAAAGCCGGAAGACAACTGCGATTTTTAATCCCCTTGGCAGTCGGGTTGAGGACTGCCACCCCCCCATGAAGCACTCCATCTCGAAATCGAATGACCAAGTGATTCTCAGGATTTGGGAACCCGCACTAAAGATAGGCGATCGCACAATGCCAGTATTGTACAAAGCTCGGTACGTACTGCGAAGTGAAGGAGAAGCGATCGCGCAGCTGGCACTACACAAACGATTGAATCAACTGAATCAACATGAAGTTATCAGAAATTAGCCATCAACTAAAAGATTGGTTTCCCGCGTCAGACCACAAAAAAAGAAAAGTTCCAGGGGGGAAAGAATGGTGGTATGTCCCTTGGCAACTTATCAGACAGAGACTGGATCGGGTCTGCCCCGATGAGTGGACGGTCGAATACGGACAGCCATACTATCTTGGTGACTTGTGCCACATCAGTTGCCGTCTGACAATCTGCGGCATAGCAAGAGAGGGTGTTGGCAGCGCAAAGCTGGAACTGATCAGCAATGAGGGCAACGACATGGCACGGGGAAACCCAATCGAAAGAGCCGTTGCAGATGCGTTCAAGAATGCTGCCGAGCAGTTTGGCATTGCTGGCTATTTGGACGAACAAACCGACGACAAGACCAAAAAAGCGTTTATCAAATATATGCTTCAGGCGGGCGACGCCCGCCCAGCGGTGCAGCTACAAAACAAGATGCGGGCAGAGGCAGGTTTACCCGTTCGACCGAAGGCAGTTGACCCATTGCCCGAAAGCTTTCCTGGCAATCTGGAACGATTCAGGGCGTTAACCAACCTGCTCCAGGTTCCGAAGATGAAGCGGGATGAGTTGATCAAGAGCGCGATCGCATCTCGGTTTCCCGGTCTAAAATCAACCCAGCTTGCACCGCTGCAAGCACAGAAAGTAATCAGTCAGATATTGATCAACTACGGTGCTCTATCCGTTGGGGAAACGGAAGCAGAATTGCTGTACCACACAGCGATCGCTTCTGATCCAAAATTTGAATCGGCTGATGATGAAAGTCTGGCGATCGCATGGTTGGGCTGTTTATCAAAGTTAAAAAGAGAGGCGTAAAACGATGAAAACCTTCATCAATCAAGATACTGACGAGGCAATGACGAACTTTGAGAGGAGACAGAAATACCCATCGGGCAAGTGTCCTCTATGCAACGCTCAGGACTGGAGGGCGGGATATGACCCCGAGGAAGGTGTTTATTTTGTTGAATGCGGCGACTGCGAAACCCAATTCCCGGAGGATGAATAACCGTGAAGCTTGACTACCGGAAGACCGCAAAAAACTACTTGAAGCAAACTAACAGTGTCCATAGCGCGGCGTTTGTCGAAGTCTCCAAAAGCGACTATCCAGGCTATGATTCGAGCCACTTAAACACCTGGCGAAACAATCGCTTTTTGGTGCAGGCATTTTTAGAGCCAACTGGCTATATCCGGCTTTCGGTAAACCGCACAGACGTGAAGGGCTTCGGAAAAAACAACTCTCCGGTCTGGAAGGATGGAATCACTTGGGACGAACTTCAGGAGATTAAAAACCAGCTAGGGTTTGAGGATAAATGGGCTGTTGAGTGCTATCCACCGCCCAATCACGTTCAGAACGTCTCGAACATGAGACACCTGTGGATACTGCCAGAACCCCCTACGTTTGGCTGGAGGAACCACAGCGATCGCCAGCCCTGAGCGATCGCCAGCCGCCAACCATGGCGGTTTTTTCATGGGGAACTCTGGGGCATGAAACAAGCCAAGCCCCCCAGCGCTGACAAGAGCCTCCCCTGTTTTCTGCATCCCCTCTACCTGCGGGTGTGGAACGACTTGCAACTAGTTCAGGATGTCTGGGATGAGCTTAAAGGTTGCAAGGCAAAATATTTGCCTCAAGAGGAAGCGGAGCCGCCCAAGGCTTATGAGAATCGGTTGGGGCGATCGCAGTTCGATTCCAGGTTTGCACCAGCGATCAAGGCTCACGCAGGATTGCTCTCAGACTTCACTCTGTCCGACGATGTCGCCGAATCGATCAAGCTAAATCAGAGCAATATTGACCAGCAGGGAAACGACCTAGAAACATTCCTAGCCGAACTGGATGAGATGGTTCTTAGGGATGGAGCCGCCGCGATCCATGTCGAATTTCCACCATTGCCAACCGACGTAGACGGCAATGAGATTCTGATCACCGCAGCCGATGAAGCGGCTTTAGAGTTGCGCCCCTATTTCGTGGCGATCGATCGCCGGAATATCCTCAACTGGGACGTTGAATTTGTCAGAGGCAAGCCCCGGATCAATCAGGTCACGATCCAAGAGACGCACCTGATCAAGGATGGAGACTTTGGGGTGGAAAGCAAAACCTATTATCGAGTGTTGCGCCCTGGCAGTTTTGATGTTTTCGAGATTGTTGAATACGAGGGCAAGTGGCTTAGAAAATCGGTGCCCGAATTGTCTGGCACAACCAATCTGGATGCAGTGCCCTTGGTTTGGTATTCGATCTCTGAGAGCAAAGTCTTCCAAGCGAACCCGCCGTTTCTGAATCTGGCACGGCTCAACATTGAACATCTCCAAAAACGCAGCTCCCTTAATGAGGTGCTTCACAAATGCAATTTGCCTGTCCCGGTCAGGAAAGGATTGATCCGCACAATCGCCGATCTGCTCAAACCGATCGCGAAACTTGTCATAGGTCCCAACTCAGTTGTCGATGTGCCCGTCGATGGAGATTTCTATTTTGCTGAACCTACCGGGAATGCGATCGCCGCCACACAAGCGGACATCGAAAAACTCGAAGGCTCCATGGATCGGGTCAGCTTGAGTTTTCTCAATGGCGGTGAAGCACAGAAAACGGCGACGGAAGTAGTCTTAGACTCTGCCCAAACCCAAGCCACTCTCAAAGGCATGGCACGCCGCAAAGAAAACGCCATAGAGCAAGCCTTCGGATTTTGGGCAGACTACACCGGGGAAGAGTCGAGCGGCTCGATCGAGGTAAATGAATCATTGCTACAGATTGCGCCATCGGCTCAGGACATTCAGCTCATCCTGGATGCGATGGGGGTCAAGATCCCTAATCGGTTGGCTTTAGAGATGCTGCTTCAACGCCGCTGGCTACCGCCCGAAACAGATCTAGACGAGATTATTGCCATGCTTGAGGGAGTGCCCGAACCTGCTCAGGCGATCGCCCCTATCACCCCACCCCCCGAACCAAATCAACCGCTGGCAACCGAGGCTGATATCCAGGCTGAGGAGATGGCGATCGCAGCTTAAACAATGGTCGAAAACTTCAGGAGCTTGTCAATGGCAATCCATAGAATCACCTAAGTCTACTTGGCTTGACGTTGTCACAAATAAGCAAAAAGGACAAAATGTTTACACACTATGCGCGTGTCAACAGGAGAAAGTAATGCCTGACAAAAATTTTTTAGAAGCAATAAAAATTCTATCCTTGCTCTCTGCATCAACAGTGGGATGTTGTCTCATGTTGTTTGCCTCACTGCGTCTGCTGATAGCCAGCTTTGAAGCATTGATAAAACTCATAAAAATCAAAGAATTGCTTATTGAATGGATTGAAAACAAAGATGATTTCAACGAGTACATGAGGCGCGATCGCACGTAATCTATGGAAGGATTTACCAGGCAAGAGCTTACATAGTATTTATGCGTCAGCAGGGGAAATCAGTTATGAGTTTAAAAGCATTGCCGTACAAGTGGGTTTTAACTATCAACTCAACATTGGCTCACGGTTCCGTTGTTCAATTATGCTCTACGACGAACGAAGAAGATTACAGCGATTGCCTGAATGGATTGGTCTTGAGGCATCGAGCACACATGTCAGCGATAACTATCCCAGCCAAGGAATCTTGGGTATTGCTCATGGATTCTGAAGGGCGGATGGAACGCATAGAAGTGCCTTTGTACGCCGATCGCCATTAGAATGCGATTGAAAAGTGAACTATTGAAGCAAGGCAACGTTTCACCACAAGTTACGGCGTAACTTGTGGTGACGAACTGTTTTAGAAAGCTTAAATTGCGCTTTGGGTGTATATCTGCTTAATATAGACGTGTGATGGTTATGCCTAACCGTCTAGCCTCCTAATAATTTGTTAGGGGTGTGGAGCGCAGGGGAATCGAACCCCTAACCGTTGGGTCTCAAGTCCAAGGCGGTTATTAAACAAACGCCCCACTTTTGCGAAACTGAACAAAGCTAAAAAAGGGGGGTGGTCTTGTCAGGGCTTGCCCTTTTTTAGTTTTTGCCTGTTAGGAAGCCATGACCACAGCAGACCAACCATTCAAGCCACGCGGAGCACCATTGACAGCAGAGCAGTTAAAGGCGCTTGCTTTGATCACTCAATCGGACGTGGATAAGGCGATCGCCATGGCTCACCCATCAATCAAGCCATACCTGGAGGCTCCACAGCGATGACTGTTGGCATAGGGCAAAGAGAGCAAATAGCCTACGTGCCCAGCGCTGGACAGTTTCGCAATGCGGCAACGGGACGATTTATTCGACGGACTGAAGTACTCAAGTTCGTTGAGGCTGAGATCTACCGCACCAAGATCCAGCTACAGGGACACACTCGGTTGTTGATCTCAGACACGATCAACATGGCTGAGTGGCAAGTCCGCATGGCAACGTCATTGAGAGAGTCCCATATTCGGATGGCTGCGCTTGGTTCGGGGGGTGCCCAGAATTTAACCTCTCGCACCTATGGCGCTGTTGGGTATCGGTTGCGTGAGCAGTACGACTACCTCAGCAAGTTTTCTCTGGAACTGGCAGAGGGGACACTCACCCCAAATCAGGCACTCACCAGAGCGGGACTGTATGCCAACTCTGTAAAGCCGACGTTTCACCGTGCTGAGCAAATCCAGAAGGAGACGGAAGGTTTTCGCAGTGCTAAACGCAGTTTGGACGCCGCCGCTCAACATTGCCCTAGCTGTCTGAACTACAGCACTCAGGGGCAGTACAGGGCGATCGCCAGTGTTGTTCTTCCCGGTGTTGCTTGCGTCTGCCGCCAGTTTTGCCGCTGCACGATTGAGTACAGCAAACTTCCTCCCAGATAGCAAACACCCCTGGATCAGTCCGATCTAGGGGTGTTTGTCATTGCTTCAAATCGTCCGACCGACACGGCGCAGCGCACAGGCTTTGAGGTGCCCTAATCACTGTGCCGTGGCTGGCAAAGGTCGTCTCACATGATGTACCACAGCGTTTACGATCGCCCCTCGGCTCTCATCCCTACTTGCGATCGCTCTACCATTGTACAAATTATTCAACGGGCGATCGCTCTTGTGTTCCGCGAATCATCGGGGTTGAAAGCATGGTTCTGCAAACATCCGCCTGATGCTCTTTTATTTTCCAGATCTCCGAAACTGTTATCAGATCGTCAACCTCACGCTCTAGCCGATCAAGCTCTTTTTCTAAGAAGATCCGATATTTGTCAGCATATATTCTGGTAATTTCGCCCACAAGGAAAACATACTCTCCCTCTGTAATCCTCCCTGCTTTTAGCTCACGATCCAGTTGCTCATATTCTTTCATGCAATTCTCCTGACGCTTCTTTTGACCTATGCTCAACGGGCGATCGCCACTGCCACCAAACCCAAGCCGATCGCCCACCAGAGCCGGAGTGCTATGAACGCGATCGCCATGCTCAACCTTAATCTCCAGAGAAAACTATCACGGTTGCGATTGAGCCAATTAGAGCGACGGCTGACCAGATACTCACTGAAGTTATGGGCACAGTTTTTAGAGTTGGAGTGACACCTCAAGCAGAGGGGGAATATCTGTAAGAACGGCATTTCAAAGCCTGGGATAGGTAGCTTAAGGCGGATCAAGCAACTGGCGACAACTACCACACCTGCCAATACTGCACAACTCACCAAGGGCAACCTGTGAGCGATCGCCATCATCACCAGCGCCCCTAGAACGGAAGCTAATAGCCAGGGCACTAAGTCAAGCCCATAGTAAGCATGATGAACTTGGGCGGCTTTTCTCAGGCATAGACAACAGCGGTCATTGGTGAGCGCCCTTGTGAAGTTAGCAGTGTGCCGCCATTTAGTTGGGTGATATCTAGGGTCTCTACTTTCCATTGGGTTGCCTCGAAAATCTCCAAATTGATTTGCCGTTGGGCTGTTGTTCAATCTGTCCCCAACCTGCCTGGGCAAGGTAGCTCAGGAATTGGTTGAAGCCGTCTGCTCCGTTGGTGCCGTTGTCCTGCCACCAATTCTTCCTGATCCTCGCCACATGAAACGCGCCATCCTCCAGAAACTTACCGCCGCGCTCTGGGTCGGAAATATACGTCATGAAGCTGTTGATCAGTTCGGGGGGATATTGGGGACTTAGGCAACTTTTTAGATAGGCGATCGCATCTTCTCTCGGAGGAAGTTTGACCTCGTCAAAATCTGCATAGTCAGGCTGCACCGTTTCCGGCTCGACGACTGCCACGGGTGCGGATAGCTCCGCGCATTCAGCCTGATCAGAGATTGAGGTCAGCGCTCCGTATCTTGCCTTGCTCAGGTCTGGCAGCTTATAAAGATCGGTTCCTCCTAGCGTCGTGAAGGCAAGTGGGATTGATAGGTTTTGAGTTTTGTCGTTGCGATAGAACGCTAACAGCTTTTCTAAGCGTCTTCGTTCGGATGTACTACTAACTACATAGATATTAGATACTGCATCTTCAACGCTCTGATAGTCTCCATTCCGCGCCAGTGCGACGTAGGACATATTGTCTTGAACGCTGGTATCCAGGCACAGCAGCTTAACGCGAGTTGTTTGAGCCATCAACCAAATGTAGACCCGATCCTCTGCCCCCTGGAAGATGAACCGCTCGATTAACGAACAGAGCTTTGCCGCTGTGCGTGGGTTGCCTTCTGGGTTTTCCTTGGTCGGACGGCTGGGGAATTGGTCGTCGTAAGATCGCGCCAGTGACAGGAGTGTGTTGAACTCATCAACGCAGATAAATATCGGCATTGGTGGATTCTCTCCCCAGTGCCCACCGATTGCAACCCGCTGGTGTTGGCGGCGCTCTAGAACTCCCTCAAGGATCGAGAGTCGTTCAATTAGTTGAGGTATCCGGTTTTTGTTATTGCAAAACAGATAGTGATCCGAGTCCTTTTCCAGCCCACACCAGGCGGCTCCTTTCGGGTCGAAGATATGGAAATCAGCCAACCCCTTATGGCACTCAGAGGCAGCGGCGATCGCCCCCTGAATCAGCGTTGTCTTACCAGACCGAGTTCGACTGGCAACAAGAAAATGACCTTCGTATGTGCCCATCTCTGATGGGATGTAGCGCTCAACAATCTGAGCGGCAACCCGTTGGATTTCCTCTTGGGATGCGTTGCCAACGTCAGAAGAAATAGATGGGGCGCTATCGCTACTTCCTCCAGCCGATTCAAGCAGTGCTTCATACTGCCGTTCTTCAAGCAGGTCTTCAAATGTCAATGATGCGCTTAGTTTTTGGCGATCGCGCATCTTCACTAGCTTCTTCATCCGTTCGTTCTCTGCCCATTCGCCATTAGGTTGAGCTGCAACTGCCACCGACACAGAACACACAAGACTTGCCAACAAACCCGCATACCGCAGCGATCGCGGCATTGACCGGGGAGATAGAGAGGTTATCCATAAAAAAGCTGCCAAAACCAACAACCCGATAGGTGAGACTTTTGGCAGCAGTTGAGCGAGGCTGAGGAGGATTTGACCGCTCAGCCGAGAGAGCCTAACAGAGTCCATATCACTGCTCCAATTCCAGTTATCACGCAGGCGATCGCCATCCAAAACCCGCCATAGTATTCAATCAATTCCAGGTCTAACCAGTTGGCGATCGCATCATCCAGATTCCATCCGATATAGGCGATCGCGAGAATTATTAGAGATGCGATCGCCCAGGTTTGCCAGGGCTGAGAGAGTATCCACAAGCTCAGCAGAGAGGAAGTAATGCAGCCCGTTAAAAAACAGGCTGCGAGAAAATAAAGCCGTCTCATCGGTTCAACTGATCCTCATAACGTCGGCGCATCTCAGCGAACCGATCCTGCACAGCCTTAACCTTCTTGTCTGCCATGTCTGCACCCAGCGAAAGCTTTTGCCGCAATGCCTCGTACTGGGGAACTTGCCGCAGCAGCCCACCTGCTAGGTTGGCATCTGCTTGCTTGCGCTCCAGCTCTCCAGCAGCTCGAATCGCCTGAAACTTGCGGTGTTGAACGTGAAGCTCTGTCTCTTTTTCTTCGAGTGTGATGAGCTTGCCAAGTGCGCGAATACTGCGGCTGATTGCCTTCATGAGATCAGGTTGCCGAGTTTCGATATCCTCACAGGTCACATCGTCGAGGGTTCCGGAGCTAGGGATGCTCCCAAAGCTTCTGCTAGTCCCCCAGGTTAAAGAAGAGAACGGAGTGATAGCACTGGGCGCGGTTGGCTCCAGCACCTGATCGGTTGTGAAGCTTTGCTTCCGTCCCTGAACAGCCTTGGATAAATTGCCGCCGCCTGAATTCTTTGCTAATTTTCCAGCCATTGATTAGGTTCTCCTAAAAGTCAAAGTTCAATAGTTCGTTTAGGTCGTCTTCGAGTTGAGAGAAGAGGTCGTCCTCTGGTGTGCTTTGCTTGCCTCCGAATGCCTGGTGAACGGCTGCAAAGCTTGGAAGCTGTTGGTAATTATCTTCGTCATCGTCCGAGGCTTCGGAGTCCAACAGGTTTAAGTCTTCGTCTGTTTGTTGCAGCCAGTCGGGCAGACTGGAGGGCGATCGCATTGGTTGATTTGGTTTTGGCATCACTCATCACCAGTCAGTGTGATCATGCCGAACACTGCAACGATGCCGACACAGCCAGCGATCGCCGCTCGATTGGCGAACAAGTCTTTTTGCTCAGCCGACCCAGAGGCAAAGGCACAGACAGTCATTAGCAACGCAGCTAAAGAACTAACTCCAAGGGAGCAAACGAAAAACCGCTCAGTCAAGCCTCTCAGTGATGGCGATCGCTTGACCTTAATCAGTTCAAATGGAGGCAGTTCGGGGCAAGAGGAAACAGAGGCATCAAATTCAATCTGCTCGATCCGGTTCTCTGCGTCACGAAGGCGATCGAATGCTATGTCTTGAGCGGATTGAGACAGCTCAAGTTTGAATTCAAGCACCTCAATTCTGTCCATCAGCTCCTCAAATCTTTCATCAATAGAAGGGCTTTCAGTCTCGGAATTGTGACCATTAAGCAATTGGGTTTCCATAATTCTCCTAGCGGGTGGGTTAGCGGATAGCGGGTCTATTGGCGGACAGCGGAATTAAGACAGGTCAATACTTCCGCTCGATTTTGTCAGGTTTTACTTAGCGCAAAAGTCGGCTTTTTCGGCTTCCATTTGGGCGTTTTCAGCTTGTAGTTGCTGCACCTCTTGGATCAGCTGTTGATGCTTCTGTTCAAAAAATCCCTTGGAAATTTTGAATGCAAACCAGCCTGAACCAACAGCGGCGATCGCCACCACTAGGAGCAATGGCAGCAAGCCAGCGTCCGACGACTGAGCGGGTGCTTGCCTGGGGAAATCCACATCGACATGGACTTTGGGTAACGGTAGTTCATAAACGTTTCTGGTCTTGACTTTGGCTTGAACCATTAGGGACTCCGAATGTTGAAACGTATGCCAGTGCTGTACTTGCGGCAATACTGAGCGCGATCGCCAGCACCGCCAGAATTATTACTTTTTTGTCGTAGAGCGCTTGCTAACCTGTACGCCTTGCTGTGCCTGGGTTGCCATCGAATTGACCAGATCACCCATGGCGCTATTGACCTGAGTAGATGCCGCGTGAACCATTTGTTGAGCAATTCGATTGCCCAAATTAGTGCCGAGCAGACCGCCTAATTGAGTCGCTGCTTCAAAGTGGGTTCCAAGATTTAGCCCAAAGGTATTCAGTCCAGTGTTGATATCTTCTTCGAGGGTTGCGATCGCCCCGTCGTCAAATTCCTGATAGATCACCAGGTCAGAGCCTAATTCTTCAGACTCGATAACTTCCACCTCGATCGGGGTTGGACTGCTGAATTGCCGAGTCTGACTGAATCCCGCTACTTCCTCTGATCCGGGCGCGGATAGCGGATTAGGCGAAATGCCTTCGCGATTCCAAACGTGTTCTGCAAACAATTTCAGGGTGAATTGCGGGGTCTGTTTCACCGTTGCGGCAATCCCCTGTTTGTTGGTTTTCCCGGTCGGATCGGGGATGCGGGTAAGGGTCGCTGCTTGCAATTCTTGGATGCGCTCTCTTAGCCACTGGGTGGGTCTGCCAGACTCGTAAGCCAGACTGGCAAAGCGATCGTGCCAGATCCAAGCAACTTCTTTTGCTCTGGTCTGCACCGATCGCTCGGAGCTGTAGCCACACATCTTTGCGATCCGCAGCATGGTCAGCGGCTCCCAAGTCGTCACTTTGGCGGGTGAAATTGAGGGTGCAGTTTCGGGTGAAACTTCGGGCGCGATCGCTTCTGCTGCAATAGATTTAGCCATGTTCAACCTTCCTGTTTTAGTGGGTGAATTGCCGGGTGAATCACGGGGTGAATTTCACCCCTCTGAATCAGAGGATAGCACATGGTTACCAATTGGTTACCAATATGGTTATCAATTGGTAACAAATAATATGATTGAAGAGATCACTTTAAGATGGTTACCAACTGGTAAAAATGGCTAACACTGTGAGTCCAAAATCCCTAGACCCAAGAGATAGACCCATTCCAATGCGGCTTCCGATCGAGGTTGAGATTTTCTATGCCGCACAGGGTGAGTTTGTCCGTGATGCTTCAACCACTCGCACCATGGAGCAGTTCTTGATTGATAGAGCAGGGGTTGCAGAAAATGTTCAAGACCTGGCAGCTTCGATCCTGGTGCGATCGCGGCTCTTAGGCAAGACACCAAAACAGTTGATTCGAGAGTTTCTGGAGGAAAAGGATTACGGCAAATTCCTAGATCTAGACAATGCCTCCGAGGCGTTCTGCGCTGCCTGGAAACTTGAACCGGACAGCAACCAACCGAAGACCTGATCACTGCTAAGGTGGGCGATCGCTAGTCAGTCAGTCGCCCACCTTAGCCAACCTGGAGACTCAGAATGATAATCACGATCGCCAGCCTTAAGGGTGGGGTTGGCAAAACGACAACAGCATTTCACTTCGCGGCGATCGCCAACGAGATCGCCCCCACGGTCTTAGTAGATGGAGATCCAAATAGAAGCGCGATCGCCTGGTCACAGCAAAACGATCAGGCGACTTTTACTGTGATCTCAGAGAAGCAGTTGCCTAAGTACGGCGGCAAATTTGAGAACATCGTCATCGATACCCAAGCGCGTCCAACGCCGGACGATTTCAGAGACCTGGTAGAAGCGTCTGATCTGATCGTTCTGCCGACCCCGCCGACTTTTCTAGACCTGTCTTCGACGCTGGAAACGGTGCAGGTCTTAAGCGATGTTGGCTCAACAATCCATAGAGTTTTGTTGACCAAGGTTCCGACCAACACCCGCTCGACCGACGAAGCGGACGCACGGGCTTTTCTGTGTGATCATTCGATCGCTGTCTTTGCTGGCAGAATTCGGTTTTACAAGGCGTTTGAGAGAGCGGCTCTGGGTGGCGTCGAGGTTGGCAAGGTGAAGGGCGATCGCAATTCGAAGCTAGCCTGGAACGACTATCAGGCAGTGGTGAGAGAAGCTATTGAGGTGATCAATGGGTAAGTTTGACTGAATCACTCTTGACATCCCACACAGTAAAGTGACACAATAAAGGAATCAAGAGCAAACACGCCGGAGCTAATCAAATGACCACTCAAATCTCTCAAATGTCTCCCAAATTTCAATCATCTTATCTACAAACTTTAATTCCTCAACTTGAAGAGGACATTTCAAAGGCTAAATCACATATCGATTTCGTTCGTACCATTGGCGAACCCAACGCCATTCGTTACTACAAGCCTAGTGACGAACCAATTCAACATCCTGCTTATGGGAAAATCTCTCCCACATATTCAACTTATATTTACTACAAAAAATATTTGCCCGAATGGGAATCCAAACTTCAAACCTATCAACAACAACTCTCAGATCTTTACCTATCTCTTAAAAAATAAGCGAAGGGGCTTTATGCCCCTTCTTAATTATGGGGATCAAAGCAGAAATCAGATATCAAAAACTGAATAGGCGACAGATTGACGAGCAGTCAAAAAAGAATTCTGTTCATCCCTGGACGGAAATCATTCGATCTCAGCAAAAAGAGATCAGGCAGTTAAGACTTGAAATCGAAAAGCTAACTCAAGAGCTTAGTGACTCACGCAGGGAAAAAGAAAAAGCGATAAAGGCTTACAACAGAAGGAACGCAGAGGTCAATCACCTAAAGGTTCTTTTGAACGAAATGAATAAAACCTATGAATAAGCCATGCACGTGCGATCGCACTCCACATAAACACGGTCAAGACCGTGACGGATACCAGCGCTGGAAATGCCCAAAGTGTAATCTAACATGGTCGGACAATCCAGATCCTAAACCATTCAGAAAACCCTGCTTGAGCGATCGCGCCATGACCCCAGCCGAAAGGAAACGCGCCCAACGTGCAAGGCGTAAAGCCGATGGGTAAATTTTCCCGAATCAAAACCCTTCAGAATTCTGGCGACTCCGATCCGGTTGAGTCCGGTGCAGAAATGGCGATCGCCCTCATCCATCCATCAACCAACCAACCCAGAAAACATTTTGACCAGAGCAGGCTAGATGCTCTGGTTTTGTCTGTCCGAGAGCAGGGGATTTTAGAGCCGCTGTTAGTTCGTCCGATTGCTGACGGGTTCGAGATCGTTGCAGGTGAGCGGAGATATAGAGCCGCTCAGATCGTCGGACTCAAAACTGTGCCAGTCGTGGTTAAGGATGTGGGCGATCGCGAAGCATTTGAAATAGCTCTGATCGAAAACCTCCAACGGGAAGACCTAAATCCGATTGAAGAAACCGAGGGAGTTTTAGGGCTGCTATCGTTAAGACTGGGGATAGAGTTGGGGCAGGTTCAAGCGCTACTGCACACCCTGGTAAAAGACTCTAGTAACGTTACTAGACGAGCTGAGACGGAAGAGGTTTTAGAGCAGCTAGGAATCAACCTGGTGAGTTTCGCAACCAACCGACTACCGATCCTCAGACTGCCAGACGATGTTCAGGACGCAATCAGGAAGGGATTGGAATACACCAAGGCACGGGCGATCGCCAGAGTCAAAAATGACGAGCAACGCCAGATCCTGATCGAGAAGGCGCTGACTGAAAACTTGTCATTAACCCAGATCAAAGAACTGATCAAGGGGTTTAGTTCGGGGGGTGCCGTTGCTAGGGATGCGATTGGCGATCGCGTTCAGTCTGTGCTGAAAAAAATTAATAAGGCAAAATTAGAGCAGATGCCGGGAGCGAAGCGACGGCAGCTAGAAGGCTACCTAGAAAAGATTGAGCAGATGTTAGGAGATTAGAAATGGAAAAGCGAGTGAACATTGAGGACTGGTCTTTAGCTCTTCAGGGATTGCTGGAAGACTCTCAAATCGAACTGACGAAAATCTTAAGCACTGAGGACTTAGATCGGGAGGAACTAAGAAGCTATGACAGTTCGCTGTCCTTGCTAATGGAAGAAATCGCAGCCGTACTAAAAAGCGATCGCAAGATTCGGATCAAGGCAGCGCCGGACAGGGGATGGACTGAGTATGAGGTCAAGACATCCATAGGTATCACCAACTATGACATGTGGAGATTTGACGCAGGGGGCGTGACGCTTAGATCAATTCAGTCGATTGAGGTTGTCCCTAGTGAAAGCGATCGCGTGATTGCGGATGGGTGGAAAGCCGTCGATAAAGTCGTCAAGGATCGGTGTCAAGCGCTCAAGGCTTCGCTCGGCATCGAAGATGTCGAAGAGATCGGGGTCGTTGACGACTACTGGCAGATCATCGCACGAATGCTAAACCCCCAACTTTGAACATTCCCCAGGCATCCCGATCGCCCAACCTTGCACAAACACTTGAGGGCGATCGCTCTCCTCAGCCAAGCCCTTAGCCCAATCCCAGGTACCTTGATCCTCGACTCCTTCGAGAGTGCAGGTTGCCTCTAGCTCTGAGCAGAGAGCAGCGATCGCCCTGACAATTGCCCGTGCTCTGGAGTTGTAGATCAACTGAATCGTGAGAACGTAATCGACCTTGACCGCTGCAAAGATTGGCTGAGAGAGGCAAACGAAAGGCGAATGTCTTGACCCCTTGCCGCCTAAGTCATCCAGTACAACCGTGTGCGACTCCGCCAAGTGGGTTAGAGTTTTCCCCGCACTACTGTCAAGATCTAGATAATCCCGCTCAGTGATTTCCAGGTGCAGCAGTCGAGAGCGAGCGTTAAGCGTCGCCATTTGCTTACCCAAGTCCTGGGCAAAATACGAGGTGCCCAAAATTGCCAGACCCAGATTAACGGCGTGGGGGGTCTCTGTTCTGGCGATCGCCTCTATGCCATGCCTCAACATCCACCAGTCCAAATCAATCATCAGAGCGTCATTGTCTGCGATCGCATCAATAAACCAACTCGCAGGAATGACCCCCATAGTCGGATGATTCAATCGGACGAGCATCTCATGTTGAGCGATCGCCCCTTCGACTGTGGCGATCGGCTGGCAATGGACAGCGAGGCTGAACCCGTCTCGCTCGGCTAGCGCTTTTCGGATCATCAATTCCCAACCCATGACCTAACCCCCTGATGACTGCGGTTTTTTCGGCTGCAAGACATGGTGTTCCCCGATTGTTTTCTGGGCGTAGAAACCCAACCATTCGATCCAGTCCACAGCATTGACCAAGCTCTCCCATGAGTTCAAATTGCTGCCTTGCATTCGGATCAGACGTCTGGCGATGACCTCGGCGATCCGGGTGGCATAGCGATCGCCACTGGCATAAGCATTAGTCACCCCCTGAAGATCGCAGGGGAACGCGCCCAACGGTTTGATTGTGTAAGCACGGCGATCGCCTTTGCCTTTGAGTTTGCGAGGGATGCGCGATCGCCAAGAGACGATAAAGACATGGGAGATATGAATCGGGTTCAGTCCGCCCTGTGACTCCAGATATGCGGATAGTTGGGCATGGAACGATTGCCCATTGTTGGCGCGGATAAAATCTGTGTTGCGTTTTAGTCCACGCTCCAACGCCAAATCCTCACGCAGTTGAGCGAGTGACGTGAGGGTAATGATCAAGTCCGCGCTGGCATCCTGGTGAACTAGCCACCAGCAAGAAACGCAACCTGGTTCGGTGCTGTCAATCTTCCAAAGTGTTGCGCGATCGCTAACGGCTGCGAGAGTTCCGGGGGGCTTTGAATCTCTCAACGTCAATCGCCGGAGCGCTAGGGCAATCCGGCGAAACAATTCCATCAGGGGGTTGGCTGGCACAATGCCCGTTTAGGTTTTTTTGTCGCTTGAAACTATCAACTCGTAGAGTCCCTGTGTGTTGAGTTTTCGGATTCCGACCAATGCCCCAGCGATCGCACCTGTCCGCCCGATCGCCTGTTCAAACGTGTAACTAGGTGCAAATGCTTCTTTGATGGCAACGCCAGCCGGGAGCATTAGCAGCATATAGAGCAGGATCTCTAGCGGGTCTAAGTGCATTGTTTTGCCGCTGCCAAAATCCAGCGTGACACCGTCCGTCCTGCGGTTGGGGCAATCGCTAGGGCATGGTGAACTTTGGTCAGGAGTCTGCATAGGTAGGGGATTGGCGATCGCCCTATAGTTCCCTTCGTCTATGTAAACTTTATGTAAAGAATGGGATTTCTAGTTTACTATTAATGATTTCTAGTTTACTATAAATATATAGACATACAGGACACCCCAATGAACAGCACCACAGCGATCACGGTTAAGTACATGAATCGTCATCTCTACACCGATATTCAACCTTTTGAAGTTGTGTCCGTTGCTCCTTCAGGAAAAACGGCATCTGTCAGGCAGATGGATGCCGTTGTCGTTAAGCATCCTGATTTGATGGGGGTTGGCGGGTTTTCTGCCGCTTGGGACAACGGCACAGCAAAACATGAGATCACGTCCAATCAGTCCAACCCGTCAATCAAAGTAAGGCTTCACAAAGATGGATGGTGGCGTGATTCTGCCGGGAACAGATACAGCCCTAGCGCTGAGCCAATCAAGTACTATGACCGCAATTTTTAACAGGTAAAACGCGATCGCCCATCTCGCCACCGATGGGCAATAAACCACTACCAAGGCAAAACAAATGAGCGCAACGACCAAAGACGAGCAAGTATTGTCAATCCAGATCGACGACCCTAGTCTATTCGATCAGTACAACCCAGGCGATCGCGTATATCTAATTTCTTGGTTTGACGACTCCAGACGCAATCGTGAATACTACAAAATTCAGACCGAAGTTCCGGTAACAAACATGGGAGGAGTAGAGCGCCCAGAAGGCTGGCTTGGGTCAACCAACAATATAAATGAAACTGCTCACGGACTTCACGAGATCGAAAACCTTTTGCTAGTCGAGCGATTGAGTAAAGAGGTGATCGCTGGACGCAGGAGAACTGAGTCCGTAGCAACAATATTCAAGCTCTCGAAAGTTTGATTGAGATGCGATCGCCCATCTCGCTGCTGATGGGCACTGCAAACACCAAACACAGGATCTGGAAAATGATTGACGCGAGAGAGTTGGTTAGGAAGCACCCAAAGAGAATCGGAAGGTTCGTCAGGGAAAGATTCACCAGCAAGCTGAAAAATTTGGTTTCAGTGAACTGGGTCGGATACAGATCCGGAAATCGAATGGGTGCGTCTATTGGTGACGGCAAAATTTACGCGCTTCGGCTTGAATCATGCGACCCACACGGAAAGGTACTTGTCCCAAACCTGGACATTGTTTTAGCCGAGTAGTCCACACTGCGATCGCCCCCTCTCGCTAAGCAGGGGCAGCAAACAAATACACCCTGGAAGATAAAGCAATGTACGCAGCAAATCAAAACGATCCTTCAACTCTCAGAATCATGGGCAATACCGTGTGGGCTTACAACGACCCATCCGCGTACGGCTGCACAGTCCAGTGGTTGTCTCTTCATCAATATCCTGGCACGGCTCCGGCGTCACCTGTCGATTTGTCTCCTAACTGGTTTAGCCAGATTGATCATGCCTTGAGATACCGTCCAGATTGCGAACTCAAATTTAATTAATCTTCAGCGATCGCCCCTCTCGCTAAGCAGGGGCAGCAAACCGATACTTTGAGGATAGAGCAATGGCAGTAGATATGACGATCAAGGAAGCTCCTAAGTACACAGAGCCTGACGTTCAATATGCAATCCCCACTTTTGACATGGGCATGGGGAGCTGTAGAAATTCAAAGATTTTCTGGAATTGCGTGTTCCCTCCCGACAGCGCACCGCCAGGATTTTACGTGAGGCATCACGACAAAAGCACCCACCAGACCCATGTAATTGGCGTGTTTCAATCCTTTTCTGCGGCATGGGCGGCTAATGCATCTTCGGATAGCTTCACGAAAGCCGTTATAGAAAAGCTGTCAAACGGCAACTTTGTGCAGGCAAAATCTAGCAAACTTGCGGATCAATCCAATGCCTAAGATTCATTACCAACATCCCAAAATGCCCAAGGGGCACAATGCCTGTGGGTTAGGCGATCGCAATAAAATCTTAATCTCAACAAACCTGGATGAAGTGACGTGCGATCGCTGTCTCAGAACTGCGACCGCTGGCAAAAACGGCGGCAGACCGGAAAGCGGCATGAGGCAGATTATGGTCAATGTCATGCTGCCAGTCGAAGTGATTGACTGGCTCAGCACCAAGAACAAGTCGGAAACGATCCGCACCCTCCTAATAGAGGAGATGGCAAGGGCGACTCAGTAGACGGCGCTCAACAGCTCGATAACTTCCACCAAGCGATCGCCCCCCATCCCTCTCCGCTCAAAGAACACCCCCCGAACCAGATCCCGATCTGACGAGGGCAAGCGATCGCACCTCTCCTTAAGCAGCCTCAACTCTGATGCGATCGCCCTGATTGGTTCGGGGGGTAGCCAGTAGATTGAATCCAACTGCTCGTGAATCTCCTCATTTAACTCCACTGCTTTTTGATTGGCGATCGCACCTCTGGCAGTCCGCAACTCAACAACCGAAACAGACAACAGCTCAGCCAATTGAATATCACTCGGATAGACGCCGCAGGAATCGAACCACTGTTTTTCTGCGGCTTTCGCTTTGGCGCTCAACTCTCGCCAGCGGCGCGGCACCTTGACGATGGAGCCATGATCTCTGAGGTGGTGAAGAATGTGCCCCTTGATGAACGGCACGGCAAACGATGACAGACTAGCGCCCATCGTCGGATCAAAGCGCTCGATTGCTCGGTTAAGCCCCAGGTATCCAATCTGCTCCAAGTCTTCATAGGGCACTGCACATCTGGCAACAAACGAATGAGCCTGTTTTCTGACAAGTAGGAAATTTGATTGGGCGATCGCATTTCTCAGCCTGATCTGTTCGGCGGGTGCATCGTCGAAGATTCTGAGTTTAAAGTATTGCCAAATTAGGCGCGATCGCCCTGTCTTTAGTGGCTCCATCCGGCAGAACTCACCCCCCACGCTCCGGGTCTACGAGATTCGATCAACTCTACCGCAGTGTCGAGCCATGCCCAACCCGCAGCCCATGACATGATGCAGTCGTCTGTCTCGTTCATGCCCTCACGCCTGGTCGCAGAAAATCTTTGCATCTCTCGAATGCCGTGCCAATCGTCAGGATAAATTACTTCATCCTGCTCCAACGCCAGCGCGATCCGGTCGGTGTTCACTTTCTTGCTCGATGCCGTTGTCTTAACTAGCTCGATGCGCCAATCAGGGCGATCGCTCATCAAGTTCTCAGCTATTGTCGTACCGCCGCTATTGGATTCGATCGCAACCAAGACAGGTGCGTATCTATCTCCCAATTCCCTCACTCGCCCCCGACTGTAGGCAGTAGAGCGATCGCTTTCCCGGTACTGGGCAACGAGTGAGTAGGGGATAGAGGTGATGTCCCAGACCTGAGCAACGAACGGGTCAGACCCTCCGAAGTTCGGATCAATGCAGAGCAGATAGAAGTGATTTGCTCTCGGTTCTTGCCAGCTCCCAACTTTGTTACGGGCGATCGCTTCCAAGTTAAACAACGAGCCACCGTCTTTGGGTAGCCCCAAGTTATGCTCCCGCTCTGCCTCTGCCTGGGTGATCTTCTTTTTGATCCGTTTCTCTTCGACGTAGTTGGGATTGCTCCCATATATCGGATGTGCCTTGTGTCCGATGATGACTTTGACCCAGCCGCCATCATCCTCCCAGGCACAGAAGCCGGGGATAGGTGCGATGTCTACTCTGGTGCGGTTGAAAAATTCGCCTGATCGGGCAACTTGCAGCATCTGCTCAATATCGATATCGGACGGGTTGCCGTCTTCGCCTCGCTCCCAGTACCAACAGTTCCTCCCCTCTGGTGGGATTGTCGAGACGATGAATGTCCTGGCATCCTCTCCGACCATCTCTTGAGAGGGTGTTGACGCGGCGTACATCTCATCAATGATCGGAATGAATCCGCTCTCGTCAAAGAACAAATCCCAGACAGACTCAAGACCGCGAGTAGCGTTAGAGGTCGAAGGTCTAAAGTTCAGTTCGCCACCCCCGATCGCTTTCCTCACCCCAATGTTGTCAATCTCCCACGCGAAATCTGGGATCTGCGACGGCATCCGCTCGATCCGCTTGCTGACCTTATGGGCGTCTTTTTCGGTGATTGAAAACACTGCCCCGGCATAGGCAGGGTTGCCCGTTGAGCGGTAGAGCATCCAGCAGATTAGCAACTCGGTTAGTCCTAGCTGCCTGTCCTTGCAGACCCACATCCCCGGATACTCGAAGGCAAGACGAGCGATCGCCAACTGATAGGCGAACAGCGGATCGAACCGGATCAACCTGGTTCCGGATCTGACAACGCACTGCGAGGCAAACTCGACAAATCCCTCGATCGTGAACGTAGGGGCGATCGCAACAGTGCTAAGATTTTCGGCTCTAATTTCGAGCAGCCGCTTCTCTGCGATCCTCGACAGTTGCGATCGCGTGGAGGACGGTAATGAAAAGCTCTTCCGGTAGGATGCTTTCAAGCTGTCTAACAAACCCTTCCAGCTCCGACTCGACTTGTTGTTTTACCTGGATTTGCACCGGGGCATCCAAGCCCAGCAACTTACACCGACGATCAATAATGCCCAGTGCTGCATGAATTGCTTTAACGTCGCCTGACTGCACCTGACGGGCGATCGCCATCTGTAAGCTATCTAACCTCTCCAGCTCCAGCGCTCGATACTCCTCAGCATCCAGACGGGTCGATTCGTTCAGCTCTTTCAGGCAGGCTTTGATATCTGTGTGCGCCTGAGACTGAGTGTAGCTAGGGAAAAGAGGATTGCCGTCTTTGTCTTTTTTGTTCGAGATGGCAGAAGCGATCGCCCTGTATGACGCCCCCGACTTTCTTAATGCTAAAGCTTCTTGCCTCCGCTCTCGAACGATCAACTGCTTGGCGCTAGCCTTGCCGCCTGCCATACGTCCTCAAAGGTAAAAGTTAGTGTGCCAATAAATACCAAGTATAGCTGTGTGCCGCTTTTGTGTGCCGCTTATTTCGCTGAAACCCTTGTGGGGAGAGGCTTTGAGCGAATATAATGGTAACAACCACACAGGAGAGCGCAATGACCGCAACCCTAATTCAAGACATTCCTCTTAATAGAATCTTCCCAAATCCAGATCAGCCACGCAAGGCTTTTGACTCAGAGCATATCAGCAACCTGGCTGAGTCAATCAAAACCAACGGTTTACTTCAGCCGATCGTGGTTGTCCCCCGGTTCGGCAAGTACATGATCGTATCTGGCGAATGCAGATATAGAGCGCACTGCAAGATCGGCGCGGCGTCCATCCAGGCAATCATCAGAGCAGATATCAACTCAGCAGGAAAGCAGGCTATTCAGATCAGCGCAATCATTGAGAACGTGATCCGAAAAGATATGACCCCGATGGAAGAGGCTAGAGCATACAGCAGCCTGCTTGCGTCGATACCCATTGAGGAGCTAGCTCGATCCATCGGCGTCGCCAAGTTTCGGATCGCTTGGAGGGTCAAGCTTCTCGACATGATTCCAGCCGCTCAAAACGCATTCGATAATGGTGAGCTGAGCATGACTCAGGCGAGGACATTGGGCGAGATGCCGGAAGGCTTGCAAGAGAAACTGTTTGCCATGATCCAGGCTGGCAGATGCAATACGGACGCAAAGCTTAAGGCAGCTAAAGCCGTCCTCATGTCTCCAGTGATGTCCCAGTCATCGCTGGACATTCAGACGGTTGATGACAGCAAGGCGATCGCAATGAAGCGGAAGTTAGAAGCGATCGCCGCAGAGTTGGCAGATCTGACCGTGAACTACAAAGATGATCCATCGACAATGTCCGGGCATCTGATGAGCCAAAACCAGGCAACGCTGGACAACATGATCAGAACGGCTCAGATGCTGCAAAAAGAGCTTTACTCGCAGCAGTTCAAAGCCTGCGTATAGAAGGCGTCCCGACTAACTCTAGTTACCACACAGGAGAAGTCGGGACAGTAAACATTTTAAACCACACAGGAGAATCAAGTCATGAACGAAACAGGAATCATCTGGACTGAGGCAACGTGGAACCCCTGGTCAGGCTGTAAGAAGATCAGCCCAGGATGCAAACATTGCTACGCTTACACGCTGGCAGAGAACAAGCGCGGAACCGCTGCATTCCCTAACGGCTTCGATATTACCTTCCGTCCACACAAGTACAAAGAGCCTACCAAGCTAAAGCAGGGCGCTCTGATCTTCGTCAATTCGATGTCAGACTTTGCCCTCAAGGATGAGGAGTTTGGCTTGGAACCAGGAACGATGGACAGCTATCGCGATCGCATGTTGGACGTCATCGAATCAACTCCTCAGCACGAATACCAAGTGCTGACCAAACGACCAGAGGAGATGCTTCGATATTCCAAACGCCGCAAATTGCCGCCCAACTTCTGGGCAGGGGTGAGCCTAGATGTTCAGGCAAAGTCCGATCGCCTGGATATCCTCAGAGAGATTGACGCAGAAATCCGGTTCGTGTCTGCGGAGCCGATCTTGTCTCATCTGCATGACCTCGACCTGTCCGGCATTCATTGGTTGATCGGCGGCGGCGAATCGGGTCAGCACCTAATGAAGCCAGAGGTCAGAGCTAAGCGCTCAATGGCTGACTACGATCCGAAGGCTCGCAAATGGACACCGAGAGGCGATCGCTATCATTGGGCGCAAGACTTGCGCGATCAGTGCGTCGAGCAGGATGTCAAATTCTTCTGGAAACAGTGGGGAGGCTTTAAACCAACATCCGCAGGCAGAGAGATCGACGGGCGCACCTGGGACGAATTCCCAAG